GCAAAGAACAGTTGATTTTTAAAGTTTGCAACAAAACTAGCTGCTGTTACATCTGTAGGTGCATCAATAAGATTTGTAAATATATTTGTTTCAGCATATGTAGCAGGTACGTTTGAACCATCTACAATAGCTATCTTTTCTGTTCCATCGTAATTGTATGTAGCAAATCTAGTTTTAGTAGCTGTTTCTCTTGATGTACTTAAAAATGTTATAACAGCATTATCTGCAGGTGCACTTGCTAAAGCAGGGGCTATTGCTAGTGTAGAACCACCAGAACTTACACTTGCGTTAGAAGTAACGGTATATATCTTGTCAGTTACACTACTAAATGTTAAGTCTACATTATTTCCTATTGATTGAGCAGATGATATTACTAAGTTTTGTTGGTCAGATAAACTTGCTACAGTTGTTCCATCTGCAACACCAGTACCTGTAACTGTCATACCTGCAGCAATAGTACCAACATTAGTATCTACTACAAGTGTTGTAGTGCTAGACGTGGCTCCGTTTACTTTTGCTGTAGGTCCATCAGCAGCTATCTTAAAAACATCACCTGCTTGAGGTGTACCTGTTAAACCATCTACAGCAAGACTTGTACCACTTTGTGATGCACCATTTACTACTACAGTACCATAAGAAGGTACATTTAAAAGAGTATAGCCAGAACCTGCAGTTTTATATAAGTCATCATTCTTAGCAACAATAACACTGTCTCTATATAAACCACAACCTAATGTTAAAAAATCTGTAACTGTAGAAACAAACTCTACGGAGTCTCCGTTAGATGGTGAAGTAAGTAAGCTAGTAGTAAAAGTTAAAGTAGCAGTATTATTTGTATCATTAAAACTAACACCACTACCTGCAATTGTATATACCTTAGTAAATGTTAGTGTAACATCATTTGCTAATGTTTGTGCATCAGATAGTACAATATTATTTTGATTTGTTACTGAAGCTATTGTTACTGTTCCAGATATACCAGTGCCTGTAACTGTCATACCTGCAACAAGAGTTCCAGAGTTACCATCTAATGCAAGTGCAGTAGTACTGCTAGTAGCACCATTTACAACGGCTGTAGCATGTGTAAGTTTAACCGTATCACCTGCAACTGGAGTTACTCTTATGTTAGCTATGTTAAGGCTTGTGCCAGTTTGACTAGCACCAGTTACAACAGGAGAGCCGTAGGGTGGTATTAGGGCATCATCGTACTTAGTGTAACCTTCTATTCTGCGGTATCCACCCTCAACAGATGACTCAAAGTTTTTAAGTATTCTTGCAGATCCGGGCATGTTAATACCCTGCTGTAGAGGACTTACGTTTGTTACTAGCCCACCCCGAAACTCAATCGGATATGTCTGACGAGTTGATGGCATATATTAAATTACTCTAATAGAACTAACAGATGATGTATTTTGTGGAAGGACAGTAGAACGTGCATAGTCATACCTATTAACATACAAACTACGCATACTTTTTATTTCATCCATATATTTATTTTGCATTACTTGTGCTTCTTGAGTTTCTCCTCTAAATAAATATGCATAGTACATAGCCCCATCTATAATAATATATCTAAACTGTGATGGTATACTTGGTACATCTGTGGCATTAAGTAAGTCTACTGGTAATCTGTAGTACTCATATACAAGCTCGTATGCTTTGTCTGGTATTTTTACTAAACCAAATTCTCTGTTTGGAGCACGAAAAACAAAATCAGGTAATCCTGTACTAGCAGAACTTGAAGTATTATATTCATAATCTATATAACGTGATAGGTATTCTTCATAGGTAAGTATCTTTAATAGTTTAGTTTGATTTCCTAGTGTAGCATTTCTTTTAATTCTAAACGTATCAAAGTCTAGTGTTTTTGCATCAGCAGGAAAACTATATCTCATAATACCTGAAGTTAATGTTTCTTCTTCTGTTACATGATTAAAGGGCCATTCATATTCATGTTGGTTTATATAACGTATTGATGAGTTAATAGATTCTTTAATCATACCATACTCACCTGCAGATGTACTAAAATTAGTAGCAGTTAACTCTACTTCATTTAACCTACGATTTACATCATTAACAAGACCAAGATAATCGTATGCCATTTATCGTTCCTTTAATTTAAGTTTTACACTACGCTCTGCTGTACTACCAGTATCATCTGTCATTTGACAAAAAAAGGTATACTCAACATTATTCTGTCCACTACCTATGTTTATAGTTGTTACAGTGTTAGTATTTGTTTGAGATACGTTTTGTATACTATCTGTTGTTGCATTACTAGAAGCTGTTGTAAGATTTTGTCCTGCTTGTAATTCTGTCTTAGTGTTATACAAAGATGATTTTACAAACCATTTAACACTACTAATTATTGCAGTATCAAGAAACCTTGACCAATCTATACTATAATCTAATGTTTCATCTGGATCTTTTATAGGCCAACGAAAACTCATTTGTTAATCCTCATTTGCGTAGACTATTCTATCTGCTGAAGTAGGCTTTCTTTCTACAAAAACTATTCTTCTTTGTTCAGATACTAGTACTGTTCTCTCTGCTGATGTGCTCATTACGCTGCTCTTTCAATGGTAACAGCACGTCTTCTACTATATAAATGAGCCACAGCCTCGTAATCAAACTGTACTGCTATTACATTTGATCTAGCAAAACCTATCTCACTTGTTATAGCTACTGAAGTTAAACTTGCTCCTGTGCTAGTTGACACTCCATTTACAGAACCTGTAGCAGAAACACTGCCAAGTTCTTCTGTAGGTTTCTCTTCAACAACATTTATACTACCTGTAGCAGATACACCTGTTAGTGTTATAAATGATGTTGCCTTTAGTACAAGAGTACCTAGTGAGCCTGTAGCTGAAACACTTAGTAAGTTTTCATCTACCTGTGGTTCTACTGTTCCTATTGCACCAGTTGCAGATACACCAGTACTAATACGTTCTGTGATGTCTATTTCAAAGCCACCTGCAGATACAGCTTCTATTGCACCTGTAGCTGAAACACCAGTTATGTCTTCTTTTATATTAGGTGATAGTGTACCTAGAGAGCCTGTAGCTGCTACACCTGTGAGTGTAACTTTTATAAATGCATTAACTGAGCCTATTGCACCAGTTGCACTTACGCTTTGTAATGCTTCAGTTGGTTTTTCTTCAACAGTATTTATACTGCCTGTGGCTGAAACACCAGTAAGTGTTATTGATATGTCTTCAGCACCAAAAGAAGATACACCGTATCTACCTGTACCGTACCTTGCTGAAGCTCGTATTACAGCCATTGTTTACCTCTTAGGCAATACGTATTACTGCGTTAGATGCATCTGCTGCAGGAAATTCTATAGTTAAATCACCTGCTGTAGCACTGACTGTACCACCAAAGTCAATTACACAAATAGCTTTGTTTGAAGCAGAAGAGTTATATATAATACAACCTGCTGCTGAAGTTGTTACATTAGAAAATACTTCATCTGCAAAGTCTACATGAGCAGTTGTACTAGATACTGCAATAGCAGCACTGTCTAAGTTATTACCACCTGCAGAATAGTTAGTGCCTGTTGCTTCGTCAGAGTTACCTGTAACATCTGAATAATTAGTTGTCGCTGCGCCATATGTACCAGACATACCGCTTTTAATTAGTGCAAGCTTTAAAGTATGGGTATCCATATCATGGACCGCACCAAGAAGTTCTTGTTTAAAACTTGTACACATTGCTGTTGTTATAGCCATGTTTGAATCCCTTTATATACAGTTAGAGAGGCCACTCTAAAAGCAGCCTCTCAATTTAATTTATTTATGCGAGTGCATCACGATCTACTTCTGAAGGAGAAGAGTCGCCTTGATCACTAACATCTACCATCCAAGCGTAAACACGAATTTTACCTGCTGTGAAAGTAGCACCAGAACCTGCAAATGTTAGGTCTAGTGTATCTGCTGTTGCAAGAGTAACATCATCTGAAGGTGTAGTAGATGGAGCATACGCACCATCAGCAGCACCGTCAATGTCAAATGCTGCAGCAAATTCGTCAGCATCTGCTGCGCCTAATGCTGCTGTAGCATCTGTACCTGTGTTTTGTGTTGCAGATTCTACAACTTGAAAACCTGCAGACATCACCCTTGTATTAGCAGGGATAGTTAAGCACTGAACTACGTCACCTGCTGAACAGTCAATAGCCTGTGCAGTTAGATCAATAGTTTTTTGTACCATATACGGTGATCGTCCACGTTGTGAACTACCGTGAGCAGGTAACAATAATGCAGTAAGAGTAGCCATTTGTTATCCCTCCCTTATGCCAAGTGGTACTTAGCGTTCACAAGAGCTTCTGGACGAAGGATCTTGCGACCATATAGATGCATACCTCTGACAATGTCAGCGAATGAATCTGGATCACGATATGTTTCAGTTTTGTTGATCTGCTCTGCAGTTGCAACGGCTGAATCGTGTCCTGCAACAATCATACCATAGTTAGTAGAAGAGTTCGTTCCTGTAAAGGAAGGACCAGTACCTACTGATGGCAAATTGTTTGAGGTGTATACACGAAAACCATGAATGTTTGTTCCGACTTGACCGTTCTGAAGACCAGAACCACCGAAGTCAGCGTTAAACAAACGTGAGTCTTCGTCTTTTAACAACTCCATGAATACAGGGTCTACTACCAACCAACGGCCTTGACTATCCACATTCTGTTGATCCAACAGACGTGACATACGTGCAATAACTGTTAGTGGGAAAGTATCTCCTGCGGCAGGAGTTGAGTCTGTTGCTCCACCTGTACGAGGTTGCAACGCTAGTGCATCACCTGCTGAACCTGCAAAGTCTGCAGCATCAATTTTCATTGATGATAGTAGTTCGTCAGTACCTGCAGTAGACACCGCAACACTACCATTGACGGTTGAGTTTACGGCATTAGGCGTACCATGAATAGCAGACTGTTTAAAGCCTGTTAGGTAGCCAAGTACGTCTTGGTCAAACTGATCACCTAAACGGTAAGCAGCACGATCACTTGCAAGACCTTGAAAGTTGACGTGACTATGAGCTTCCTCAATATCATCAACCTTAAAAGCAAAGTAGTTAGCTTTGTCAATTGTTAATGAAAAGTCTTCATCGTCAAGATCCTGTGGTGTAATAGTTGTACCACGCTCATATGCTTTAACAGTAATCTCAGGTTCTTTAATGATTTTAACTGAGTCTCCCATCGCAGCAATCTCTCCAAAATAATCGGAGTTAGTAATTGCTTCACAGACTGATGCTTTGCGGAACGCAAGTTGCACCTGTTTGCTGTAAATAACAGGTGAGAAATTACCATTAGGTAGGTTTCCATAACCTGCAGCGGATGAAAATGCCATTTTAATTCTCCTTTAGCATTATATCACAGATGCAAACGACCAATGACTTAAACAGAGGCTAATTCTACTAGGGTGCGTTTTACAGAAAGTTGGCCTACCTTCTAATAAATCGGGCCATGAGATGTTAGGTTGTCCGAAAGCTTATATTGTTGTTTGCTAGGTTTGCAAGAGGCACAGGTATTCCATCTCTACAGGGGCTGTGCCACTTACGGTATACATATAGTTATACTTAAAATTTTCTATATGTCAATAGATTATCTAGCATTACCAGATAAATCGTATACGAAAGTACCTGTACGTATTGCTTCCATAATATCGTCAGATCTTTTCTCGTATTCTTGTGCAGACATTTTTTGGACATCAGATTCTAATATTGCTTTAGAACCATCACTGCCATCTGGTTTGCTACGTGAGTTACGTGCATTTACAGAACGTGCAGCATCCTTGTCTGTATTCTTAGATTTCTTTGTAGTAATACTTTTATCTGCTTTATACAAATCAATTGCACGAGCAGCAGTTCTAGCATCACTACTATTCTCATATAAGGCATCCTGTATTGATTGAGGTTGTTCATCAACCCAATTATGAAAATCATCTGTTTCACGAATGTCTTCAAAGTCA